GACTCGAAACCCGCCCAGACCAAAACCAAGTTGATGAAGTACACGGACGACGTCAACAAGTCCGCGTATGCCAGATCGAAAGCGTTCGAGGATGCCGTCAAGGTGGGTGTCGGCTGGCTCGAATGTGGCATCCGATCCGACCCGACCGACGAGCCTTTGTTCGATCGTTGGGAATCCTGGCGCAACATCTGGAATGACCCGCTCGCCAGAGAGCACGACAACTCCGATTCGCGGTACATGTTTCGCGCCAAGTGGGTGGACGAGGACATCGCCATCGCGATGTTCCCTGACCGCGCCGAGGTGATCAGGCAGGCGGCGGTGTCACACAATTTGTTCGGGCGCACCGAGGATGACGACCTCGGGTTCTCAGGCCTGTATCACGCGCACACCCCTGGCTCGTCGGAGATCGCGCAGGGCACGCACCACATATTCGAGGACTCGTTCCAGATCGGCGTGCGTCGCAAGCGGGTGCGCCTGATCGAGTGCTGGTATCGCCAGCCGCAGAGCGTGCGCCTGGTTCGAAGCCGAGTCAGCCCCACCGACACGCCGATCATGGCCAACCAGTTGGCGCGGATCAACGGGCGTGAAGTCGCCCAGGACCGGGAGCTGCCAGGGCCGCTGCAGTCCATCATCGAAAACGGCCACGCGACCGTGTACGACGCGCTCAAGATGAAGGTCCACGTTGCGATCTTCTGCGGCAAGGGTCTGCTGCAGGACATGCCCTCACCGTACCGACACGACAAGTTTCCGTTCACGCCGATCTGGGCGTTCAAGCGCGACCGCGACAACCAGCCCTACGGCTCGATCCGCAACATGCGAGATCCGCAGGAGGATCTGAACAAGCGCCGGTCCAAAGCGCTGTTCATCCTGTCGACCAACCGCGCGATCGTTGACGAGGATGCCGTCGAAGACTGGGAAGAGTTCGAAGAGCAGCTCGCCAGGCCTGACGGCATCATCAAGAAGGTTCCCGGCAGGGAAATCGAGATCGTCAACGACACCTCGCTCGCCCGTGAGCACGTCATGCTGATGGAGCAGGACAAGCAGTTTCTGGAGCAGACGTCAGGCGTCACGGAGGAGAACCGTGGTGAGGTCACCAACGCGATCTCAGGCACGGCGATCAACCTGCGGCAGTCGCAGGGGTCCGTGGTCACCGCCGACCTGTTCGACAACCTGCGTTACGCAATGCAGACACACGGCGAGAAGAAACTCAGCCTGATCGAGCAGTTCTACTCGGAGCCGAAACAGATCCGCATCACCGAGGACCGCAAAGCCGAGTTCACCAACATCAACACGCCGAGCCGTGATGCGGACGGTGAGCTGCAGATCGAGAACGACATCACCCGGTCGCAGGCCGACTTCGTCGTTGACACCGCAGACTTCCGCGAGACCCTGCGCATTGCGATGTTCGAGTCGATGATGAACCTGATGCAGCAGCTCGATCCAGAGGTCCAGTTGCAGCTCCTAGACCTGGTCATCGACATGGCCGATGGCATCCCGAACCGCGACGAGATGGTCCGACGCATCCGCGAGCTGAACGGCCAGGTCGATCCAGACGCCGAAGACTTCGAACAGCAGCTTGCCGCCAGGCAGAAGACCAGGAACGAAGACTCCGACCGTGAGAAGCGTGATACAGAAGCCGAGATCGGCACCAAGGAATCACGCACAGCGAAAACCTATTCCGACGCAGCGCGAGCCGAATCCGAGACCATGGCCAAAGCCAGCGAGATCGCTGAAAAGCTTGCCGCCAATCCAGGTATGGCCGCTGCCATCGATGAATTGTTTGCCAGTTTCAAGGAGGAGTCCGAAGCGGCTACTCCGAACGCGAGCCAGACGGTAGTTCCGTTCGACTCGCCAGAACGTCCACCCACCGCCCTAGAGTCGCAGGAGTGACACTATGCCGCCGAAAGCAATAACCGCTGAAGAGATGGACCAGCAAGACCTGTCCGACGAGGAACGGGCCGCACTGGCAGATGATGAAGATGAGTCCGAGTCGAAAGCCGACGATAAGTCGGAAGCCGACGACAAGGGCGCTGAGTCGAAAGCAGATGACAAGTCAGACGGGGCTGGTCCCGCCAAGGCAAAAGACGACTCAGAGGTACTTCCCCAGGCGTCTGATGAATCCAAGTCTGACGGGGCCAGCTCCGACCAATCAGAGGACGCCGACGATGCCGGAACCGCAGACGCCAAAGACGGCGAAGAAGAAGCGGACGAAGCTGCCGCGACCGCCGACGACGCGGAAGAAGGGGCAGCGGACGACCAGTTACTAACCGACTCCTTCCGCCCGCAGCTCGCCGCTCGTGAGATCCCCGAGGATCTCGACGCGCGAGTGACCGCCAACACGGAAGCAATCGAGGCGCTCGACAAGTCGCTCGAAGAGGGCGATATCGATTACGCCGCGCACGCCAAGGCGAACCGCGAGCTGGTCGGCGAGATGACGGATCTCAGGGCGCTGCAACGCGAGTCAGAGTTCACCAGCGCCAACAACGAGATGAGCCAGCAGCAGCACTGGGAGTGGGAGGTCGAGCGCTTCGTCGAAGAGAACGACCAGTTCAAGTCCCCGGTGATCTATGGCGCGCTGCGTGGAGCGCTCGAAGACCTGTACGCCACCGAGGAGAACGCCGGAAACTCGTACCGGTGGTTCCTGCGCGAAGCGGCCAAGGGCGTCAACGAAGCCTTCAACCTCAACAAGCCTGTCGCCGTGGCCGACACCGCTGACGCTGACGCCGCTGACCTGACGAAAGCCAAGGATCTCGACAAAGCGGTCGAGGACGCGGCGCCGGTAGGAAAGCCGCCTGTCACTCTGGCCAACGTGCCAGCGGCGACGGGCAACGAGGAACAGCGAGATCCGTTTGCGAAGTTGGACGACATGGAAGGCATGGAGCTTGAGGAAGAGCTGGCCAAAATGTCGAAGGCCGACATGAACAAGTACCTCGATACGCGAGCGCTGTAGATCCGTTTCATGGGCTGGATCGCTGATGTGGAGGTGGGTTCTGAGATCGCATTGGAGCTGTGCCCCGAGCACCTGGTCGATGTCGTTAACCAGCGCGTCGTCATCACCCTGCTGTACAAGCGCGGTCGCAGTTGCCGGGTGATGATCGAGGCGCCCTCGCATGTGAGCCTTGAAGTGACACCCCCTGATGGTGTTACACTCCTCGCGAAACAGGTCTCATGACTGTTTAATTCCCAGTCGGAGTCGCAGGAGTGACTTACTGGCCAACCCTTAGTTGGAGGTAAGTCCCCATGTCCCAAACGATTGTTGGGCTGAATGATCCCAAGGCAGTAAAGCGATTCTCCGCATTCCTTGCCGTCGACACCGCCCGTATCGGGTACTGGAGCAAGAAGTTCATGGGCACCGGTCCCGAGAGCGGAATGCCCATCCAGATGCTCCCCCAGCTTGAATCAGATGCTGGTGAACAGATCACCTTCGACCTCTCCATGCAGCTTCGCCAACAACCAATTGAAGGGGATGATGTTCAGGAAGGATCGGAGGAAAATCTGACGTTTTATACCGATTTTTTGTACGTGGATCAGATGCGATCTGGCGTGAACTCGGGTGGCCGGATGACGCGCAAGCGGACCATCCACGACCTCCGTCGAGTGGCTCGTGCCAGACAGGCCGAATGGTGGGGCCGCATTTTCGATGAGCTTCTGTTCATCTACATCTCGGGGGCACGCGGTGCGAACACCGAGTACATACTCCCGACGACCTACACCGGATTCGCGAACAATGCGTTCGCCACGCCCGATGCCGAGCACGTCATGTACGCTGGCGACGCGACCGCCTTCAACGAAATCTCCGACAACGATCAACTGACCACGACCGAGATCGACCGGGCGGTGACCAAGGCCGAGATGATGGGTGGCGGCACGCAAGGGACACCCCAGATCCAGCCGATCAATATCGACGGCGAGGAGCACCACGTTTTACTGATGTCACCATGGCAGGCATACGATCTGCGCACCGGGACACAGGCGTCCAACTGGTTGGAAATCCAGAAGGCCGCAGCAGGCGCAGAAGGACGTAACTCATTGATTTTTAAGGGATCTTTGGGAATGCACAATGGTGCAGTTTTGCATAAACATAAAGGTGTGATCCGTTTCACGGACGCTGGTGCCGGTGGCGCGGAGCCTGCAGCTCGGGCGCTGTTCCTTGGCCAGCAAGCAGCGGTTTTGGCCTTCGGATCGCCAGGAACTGGCTTGCGATTTGGGTGGCACGAGGAGACTCGCGATAATGGAAATCAGCTCGTGATCTCCACGAGTTCCATCTTCGGCCTGAAGAAAACCAGGTTCACGATTGCGGGCACGGAAAAAGATTTCGGCGTGATCGCAATCGACACCTACTCGGCTGACCCAGGCTAGGGGCTAGACGGCTAAACTAGGAAATCACCTTACGAGGAATTTGATATGGCTACAGTAACAAGTGTGATGGCCTCTGCTGCCGGTCCCGCAGTTGCTTCTGCGCAAGCAGGACAGGTTACGGTTCAGCGAGGCACTTACGATTTGATCGGCACCGACTCCGAAGACGCCGCGATCCAGGTCCGCGTTGTGAAGCTGCCCGCAGGGCATGTTCCGATCAACTTGGCGCTGGACAACGACGACCTCGATTCCGGCACGTCTGGTGCGATCGACATCGGGCTGGAAGACGACATCCAACTCGATCTGGACGGCGGCGCCGACGACTCAACCGACCTGTTGTTGTTTGGGACCGCGATCGATGTGCAGACAGCGGCCAACCGGCAGGAAGTGATGTCGCATGCGGCGGCG